GTGAGAATGACCGAGGTGCCCCCGGCTTGCGGGCCCGTGGCTGGCGTGCAGGCGGAGAGCACCGGGTGGAACTGGAAGCTGTTGACCGTCAGCGCGCCAACGACGACGCCGTCAGCAGAGATGCCCCCGATGGTGACCGTGCCGCGCAGGTCTGTGGCGGGGTCGCCGCCGAGCGTCGCGTCGTAGTCGGTCCGCTCGGTGAGCGAGAGCTGGAGCTCGATGGCGTCGAATTCCGAGACCGACTTGCCGTCGTAGTCCTCGATGCGAACCCTCGTGCGGACGCCCAGCTTGTAGCGCAGGTCCACGTGCCCAGTCTGGTGGGCGAGCGAAGAGCCGAACTCGTCGGGGTCGTAGTAGTCGTCGCCGGGCACCACCCACGCGGGGTGACGGCCTCGGGAGATGGCGCGGCGCACCGCAGTGCTCACGCCGTTGAGGATGGGCTCGCGCTCTCGCGCCTGCTCATCGCTCGCGCTGGGCATGATCCACAGCGCCTTGATGGTCGATACCGACGTGTCCCAGTCCTGCGTGGTTTGCCGGACCTCGGGCACGCCGTCGCGCCACATGTAGAGCGCGGGAAGGTTGCGCTCCGAAAAACTCGAGCTCGTCGGGTTGTGCGGGTAGCCGAAGGCCGCGGGCCCTGGTGAGCCTGCCTCGAGCCTGCGCCACACGTCGCCCACGTCGGCCTCGAGCACCGCCATCAGGTACGACAGCAGCGTGCCGAGCACGGGGTCAGACGCGGGCTCACCGGAAAGCGGAATCGCCACCGGCAGAGTGATTGCGCCGCTGGTGTCGCTCATGGTGGTGGGGTGGTGCGTGCGGTGTACAGGTCAGCGGTCAGCGGTCGAGGACGTCTTGCGCTTGCTTGATGCCGATCTCAATCTCGCGCAGCGCAACGCGCTCGCACTTGAGGTAGGCCATGCTCATAAACGGCAGCGGCACCTTCTGCCCGGGGTGGTTCACGCTGCGGACGCGCATCGTGCGGCCCTGCCAATCGAACACCAGCATGCCGCCGTTGCGGCCGCGAATCTTGTGTGGCCGGGTGCCCTCTTCGACGAACGAAGCGTACTTCGCAGCGGCGACCATCTCGCCGCGCTGCTCGTTGTCGCTGCTGCCCACCAGCCGGCCGATGATGCTGCCCTCGAGTCGCCCAGTGCGGTTGCGAAACCGGTGGTGCGTGCGAGCCTCTGCGGCGCCTTCGTTGACGCCTTTCTCGACGCCGACCCGCATGCCGTGCCGCACCGAAGCGCGGACACGGAGCCAGTCTTGCGCGAGCTCGCGTTCGCCTTCGATGGTGACCGAGAACATAGATGCCCCCGTGGGTGCGTGCGCCGATGGCAGCCTAGAAATCGCCCATATCGTCGAACGCCTTCGCCTGCTCTTCGCCGGAAGCGGTAAGCGGCGGGACGAACACGACGCCCTGGTGGATGCCCGTCGGCTCGGGCGCACCGTTCAGCCGGCGCTTGCCGGTGGCGATGCGGTCGAGGTCGGTATCCAAAGCCTTCATCAGCGGCTCCCAGTCACGCCGCACGTAGCGCGGGTGGCGCTTGGCGGCGTACGCCTCGACACCGTCCAGACAGAGCCGCTTGAGCTCCGTCGGGACGGGTGCAGGCACGGGAACCGTGGTGACGTTGCGAAGCGCTGACTCCACCTTCGCTTCGGCGTCTTCGATGAGCCGGGCTATGACGGTGGGGTCGGGCGTTCCGTCGTTGTTGTCGTCGCAGATCTGGCGCACAACAGCCTTGGACAGTCGAGCTTCGACGTCAGCTTGGTCGATGTACGCCATGATCTGCTCCGGTGGTCAGTCGAACGGAATGAGGATGCCGTCGTCGATGTACGGCGCGAGGTCGACGCCATGGAGATTGCTCTCCTTGGTGGGGTCGACCACGTCGCCGCATCGGTAGACCTTGCCGCAGTGGAACTCGGAGAACGAGCACACCTTGTACGGGCCCACCGACGTCGCCGACTTGGGCTTGGCGGCTGCGGGTTCCACCGGCGGTTCGACCGGCGGAGCAGAGGGCTCCACCACGTCCAGCAAAGTCGCCTCCGCCGGAGCGGTCGGCTTGTGGTCCTTCGCCATGGTGCTCAGGCGATGGCCGCGGTGTAGAGGAAGCCGGTGTCGGAGGCGACAACCTTGTAGTCCTCGCTGAGACCGACGCGGGCGTACCAGCCGCCGGACTTGCCGATGCCGGCGTTGTACCAGGAGTCGGTGACGGGGTCGCCGGCGAACCGGAACGTCGAGCCGAACTGCGCCGAGCGGATGGTCGGGCCAGCCGCGACGCGAACGAGGCCGAAGACCTTGCCCCAGATGCGACCGTAAGCAGCGGTCTGGCCTTCGTTGGCGGTGTCCTGGCGAGCGTCGCTCACGAGGATGTCATCCCAACCGAAGAAGTTCGCTACTTGCTGGCGCGTCGCAAGACCCGCCTGCACGTAGTTGAACAGGCCGCGAATGTTGGGGTTCCGAGCGATGGCGTTCCACACTTCGAGCGAACAGAACGCGATCTTCTTGGTCGCGTTGGTGCCCGTCCATAGTGCCTCGGTCATCGCCTGCATCTTCTGGATGATGCTGACGTTGCCCGCATTGTCGAACTGGTCGATACCAGCCAGGGCGGCAGTGTTCGCACCGTAGTTGCCCGCGGTGGTGAGGATGGCGGCTTGACGCTGCTCACGCTTGAGCGCGATCACGTCGTTGATGGCCTGCACGAGGTCCACCATCTCATCGAGCGGAGCATCCTGATTGCGCAGGGTCTCGTTGTCGACGTAGTTGGTGAGCGCGTAGTCTTTGGTCGAGAAGTTCGCCGTAGTGCGATTCTCGGTGACCTCGTTCGGCATCGCGCGGTTGCCGATGCGGTCGTCGGGTCCCGACAGGCGAGAGCGCTTGTCGTAGACGTAGTAGATATCGCTCTTCTTCGAGACGGTAACAATGGGCATCAGCTGGTCGCCGATGAAAAGCCCATTCTGGTACTGCACGCTGAGGTTGCCCATGGTCGACGGCTGGTGGGGGACCAGGTTCGCGGCCTTCATGGCAATCAGCTCTTCGTTGACGCGCGCGACGAGCGCCTTGTGCTTGGGCAGGCGCGAGTTGAGCGTCGCCTTCAGTCGAGATACGTAGGACATAACGATGTCTTTCTGAGCGCGACGCGCCCGGTTGGGTTCAGACGCTCACGCCAGCAAAGGCGCCGATTTGGAGCCCGACGATGTCGCCAGCGACTCCGGTCTGGGTGAACACACCAGCGATGTGGCGAACAACAGTGCCGCCGCCGAGAACCTGGTTGGTGAGACCGTTGGCCACCGCGACCGCGTAGGCGCCGCGCGTGGCGCCACCAGTGCCCACCACGACGGGAACGACCGCGCCGCTGGTGAACGTGGCCACGGAAACGTTTTCGCCGATGGCAGCGTCGGTAAGGAACACGCCCATGCCCTGCTCGCCCGCGCCGCACACGGTGGCTTCGTCGTCGGCCGCGCCGAACTTGCATTGCCGACCGCGAACCGCGTTGGCGGTCACGACCTTGAAGGAACGGATTACTGCTTTGTCGAGGATATTGTCTGCACGAGTTGCCATGGAGCGCCTCCGCCCCACTCGGCACTCGCCGGCGGGGTATCATTCGTTTGGGTTGTGGCGCTCAACAGCGAGCGCAGCGTGTCACTCGGCCAGCATCAGCCAGCGGCGAGTTCGTCGTCGTCGTTGGAACCTTCCATCGCGAGCTCGAGAAGCTCGTCGTTGGCGGTCGTGGTGATGCTGGTGGGAGCCGAGGCCTTCTCCTTCGTCTCGATGACGGGGGAGAGCATCTTGAGTGCGGGGCGGGCTGCCACCTGCTTGTCGAAGATGGTGCGACTGGCCTTCGCCAACTCGACGAAACCATCCTTCTCGGCGGGGGTGATCTTGACGCCCACGAGCGCGTCGACCTCGAGCGCGATGAGCTTGTCGCTCACCTCGGCGGCGGCCTTGGTGGCAGCGTCGAGGTCGGCCTTCGTCTTGGCGTGTGCGTCGCGCTCGTCGGCCAAGGCCTTCTCGCTGGTGGTTGCGCGCGCGCTGGCGGCATCCGACACAGCCTTTGCGGCTGCAAGCTCCGCAGCGTGAGCGGCGTCGCGCTTGGCCTGTTCCGCCTTCATCTCTTCGATCGTCATGGTCGTTTCTCCCGCGGCGCGTGCCGCTTGTTTCGCATTTGCGTTCTGCGCTTCACGCGCCTTGGATTTCATCTTGGCGAGCGCTTCCGGGTTCGCCGGAATGGGCACCACCGAGACTTCGTGCAGCTCGTTGTCGGACAGCACGAGCACTTCCTTGCCGTCGCGCATCTCCCACCGGTATTCGTTCGGCATGAAGCCGACGCTCACCGCACGGAGTACGCCCTCTTGCACCGACTGCCAGACCTGCTCGGCCTTCGGGTTTGCGTCGGCCGTGGCGAACTTGATCACGCACTCCAGCTGCCCATTGATGACCGCGACCGAGGTCGACTGACCGATGGGAAGCTCTCGGCTCTGGTGGGCGAAGAGCACCACCGGGTTGGACAGGTAGCGCTCGAGGCGCCACGTCTGTTCGACGATTTCGCCGTACGAGTCGACCGCAGCAGTGCTCGCTACGAAGGTCGCTTCGCGCGACTCTTTACGCACAGATCGCAGGTGCAGACCATGCGAGAGTTGTACGGGTTCGATGAGTTCGGGCATGGGTGTTGTCCTTGGTGCCCGGGGGCCGTGGTCGGCGCGTCGGTGGGCAATGGCCGCTTCGTCGGCGGGCGTTCGCGCTTGGCCTTGTGGGCCGCCGCAGAACGAGCAGCAGAGAGAGTTGCCCCCCGTGCCCTGCCAGTCGCCTCAGGCTGCTTTGGCTGGCGGGGCATCTGCGTTGTCCTTCGGCGGCGTGTCGGTGGGCGGAGTCTCTCCGCCAGGTTCGTCGTCGCCAGTGCCGTCGGCTTCCGGCATCTCAGGCGCCTCGACCTCGCACAGCTCCTCGCCCTCTTCGGGCTCCGGAATGCCGGCTTCGTCGCGTACCCACTTCTGCCCGATGCGGACGCCGACCTTGACCAGGTTGGTAACGCCTTCGGAGAACACCTTCAAATCGCGCGGCTCTTGCGTGACGAACTCGAAGCGCACGCGCGGGAACGACGGGCCGTAGTTCCAGTGCACGAGCGGCTCGACGACGCCCGAGGTGACGTGCGCGCCAATCTGCACCGCGCGTGCGTTGCGGAGCTCGCGGCGGATGTCGTCGCCGACCTTGGCCTGCGCGTACCCGCTCGATGCGGATGCCTGCACGGTCTCGGTCTGCGAGAGCACCGCTTTTGACATCTCCCGCGCCATCGTCTCGAAGAGCGCTTGGTGCGTGGGCGCGCCGGAGCCTGGCGATCCGGGAAACGTGATGTCGATCTCGACGTCACTCGGAATCGCGACGCGACCCGATGTGTACATCTTGCCCATCGTGGCGATGAGCGTGTCGACGGACTCTTGGCCGACGTACGCGGTCTTGTCGTAGCGACCCAAAATGTACGGCTTCCACGCGGTCTCACCGAGACGAAGCCAATCCGTCAACGTCCAGTTGCGAAACAGCGCGGCCCACACGAGCACGCGAATAAGCCCCTCACGGTGCGCGGCATCGCCGTTCACTCGCGGCTGCGAAACGATGAACTGGCCGGGGAACTCCGATTGGAAATCAACCCCAGGCTTGCCATCCTCGGCCCACACGAGGCAGCCGTCGGACTGGCGAAACTCGAAGCGTCGGTGCTGCACCGGGTCGAAGCAGCGCGGCACGATCATCCCGCCGTCCTTCGTCCACTTCGTCTCGGTGACCGAGTAGCTGTAGAAGATGCTGCCGGCCTGGTGGGCGAGCATGCGAGAGAACGAAGGGCACCCGCGCAGCACGCGTTCGAGCTGGCGCACGCGCTTCTGGTCGCGCTTGGTGGGCTTCTCTTCGTCGAGTGTGAGCTGCCACTTCATGCCGGCGATGCTGTGCTCAGCGGTCTCGAGGATGGCTTGGAGGTGACCGTCCTTCTGCTTGCTCGCGTTACCGAGATCCATCAGCCGCTTCGTGCGGCCGCTGTCAGCCTCGCGCAGAATGCTGGAGACCTGCGCCGGCGTGAGGCTGCCGCCGATGCGGGCGATCTGCCGATACAGCGGCTCGTCGCCCATTACCGAGCCGTCGAGCAACGGCATCTTGGGCAGAGGCATGTCGAGCGAGCGGACCCCCAGCGCGGAACGGACAATGCTGCCCGCGGTGCTGCTGAGAGACGACCAGAACGACACTAAAAACCTCTGCTTTCACTTTCGAATCGCGAATGGGAATCGTTGTTGTTACTCGGCACGATGAGCGGTCCGCCGCCACCCTCGAGCAACTCCGTGAGCCCCCACACGAGCGCGTCGATGCGGTTGGGGGACTTCACGGCGGTGGCCGCGTCCCACGTGCACATCTCGTCCTCGAGCTCGGCGAACGTGCCCACGTGGTGGACGCGCCCCGCTTCGTAGTGAGTGGAGATCGGCTCTGCGCGGGCGCGCTTGCCCTTGCTTGCGTGCACGAGCTTGATGCTCGGCATCATGAGGCGGCGGCCATCGCGATCCTTGCGGTCTCGACAGTAGGCCTCGATGGTGGTGCGAACGAGCTCGCCGCCGTTGTTGACCTCAGCGACGATGCTGTTGGCCTTGAGCTCGTCGTAGACGTCAACGGCGCGCTTCGCCCAAGCGGTGGGCGACATGTTGCCACTGGCGTCCTTGAGCGGATACGCGTGACCGTCAGCGCCAAGGCCGGCGGCTACGATGCCGCATTCGTCCTTGTCGCCGTCGGTGGAGACGGATGGGTCGATAGCAACCACCGTGCGAACGATGGTCGGCATCACGAGCCGAAGTGAATGACCGTCGTACCCGTTGGGGTCTGGCACCATGGTGTGCCGCAGCCGCAACCGGTCGAGCAGGATGCGCGTCCAGAGAGCACCCGGCGTATCCTCCAAGAGGTCGCCGTCAATCTCCTGACGGCCGAGGCGGGTTCCCTCGTACTTGGTGAGGATCGAGGTAAAGAACGACTTGGCGAGGTTCGCCTTGTTGTCGTACGTCGAGCCACGCGTGCGGACCGTCGCAGGGTCCTTGATGATGCTGCGGATGAGGTCCGTCGGGCGCGGCGTCGTGGTGACGACGACCTTGGGATTCTCACCAAGGCGAAGGCCGAACTTGAGCTGGTCCCACGCATCGGCGTACTGCCATGCGGCTACCTCATCGGCCCACGCACCGTGATGCTGCGGACCGCGAAGGAGGTTCGGCTCGTCGGCCGAGTACGTCGTTGCTTGGCTGCCGTTGGCCCATACTAGCCGTCGCTTGGACGGGTAGTAGACCGGCCGCTCGCCAGGGTGCGAGACGTTAAGGATGCCGCTATCGCCCTCCACCATGACGTCGCGGACGTCAGCAGCAGTGCGGCCCACAAGGGCAAGGCGGCGGCCCGGCGTGCGGGCCTGCTCAATGATCCACTCGGCGCCGGTGCGGCTCTTGCCCCACCCACGGCCGGCTTGGATGAGCCACACCGTCCACGGGCGGGAGGTTGGCGCGAACTGGTCGGGTCGCCCCCACCACTTCCAGTCATGGAGAAGGCTTAGCTTCTCCTGAAGGGTCAGTTGCGCCAGGATCTTCGCCCGCGCCGATGGCGGCAGCGAGGCGATTGATTCGATCCGTGAGCTGGTCATGCGCGACGGGAGCGATTTCGTGCTTCGTCTCGGTCCTGATGGGCGCGTACAGGTCGCCGAGCTTGTTGAGGTCGGCGGTGGTCTTCAGGAACACATCGCACGCCTGGTGCTGCGTCATGCTCTTGGACACGACGTGACCGTGCGCGATGGGGGCCACTGACGAACGCAGCTGCCGAAGCTGCTGCTTGTGCAACGTGCGCTCTTCGTCGCGCACCTCGTCGGCCTGGTCGCGCATCGACTCGTGCCAGATGCGGCACGCCATCGACTCCGCGGATACTTCCTTGTACCCTGCAAGCAAACCTGCCTCGCGGAAGGTTGCACCTTCACGACACGCCTTGAGGATGATGCGCACCTTGTCGACCTTCTCCACCTGCTGCTGTCGCTTGCGCGGCGTACTCGGGAAGCGTGGGTGCTTGCGGGGCATGGCGGCACTGTGACTGCCACTCGGCAGCCGGAAAAGGTCCCGCCTGGTCACACCGAGGAGCACGGCGCGGGGCGGGACGGATGCAGAGGCCGGAGTCGCACCGGCGGAGCCTGGCTTATGAGGCCGGGTTGAGGCTGCCTCTCCCTGCAATGCGGACGCGCGTACCGTCGCTAGGCGGGACTTGAACTCCGCGCTTCGCGTACCCACCGGCCCACATAACGGGGCCGGCCGCTCTTGCTGCCCAGTGAGCTTGACGCCCACCAACAAGCGACAGAGACGCATCCGGGGCGACGCCTGGCCTCTCGGCCTCGCGCTCACCCTTTATATGGTCCGCGCGGATTGCCGTTACTTTCCGTTACTTTCTGGCATGAATTCGCAAGAAATCGACAGCACTAATGCGCAACTGCGAATCACAATGTCGCGAAACAGGCTACCGACCGCGAGCGAACCATGCCGCGGCCTTCGCGCGAAACGCCGCATTCACGGCGCGCTCTTCGGCGATCTGCTCACGCAAGTTTCGGATCTGCACCATCATCGCCTCCTGCGTGGCCTCGAGCTCTTCGATGCGTTCGCCGACGTGCGCCGGAGGCTTGGTCAGAGTGGGGAACGCCTCCGCGAGGATATCCACGTTGACCTTGATGCCCCCGCGTCCCCGCGAGGCGCTCAGCTCTTCGACGATCCACGGCGCGCTGCCGTAGGCGTCCGCCAACTTTGCCATGCGCCGTCCGGCCGCTGCCTCGCTGCACTTCCAGAGCGCGGCGAGGTCGGCATACGTGCATGTTACAGCTATGCGCCCAGTGCGTGTGTTGTTCACGGCCTCACCCCCATCATCAACGCCGCGCGTTCCTCCCGCAGCCTGCGCCGCACCTCACCGCGCATGCGCGCGTACTCCCGGTGAGCCTCGGCTACCAGGTGCCGGGCCTCTTGCATCGCGGACTCCTTCTCTGCCTTGTACGCCGCGGATGCTGCGTCCCTCGCCTCTCGCCATGCCTGCATGGCGGGCGACTTCGACCACGATTTGGCTTCGGCTTCGGTTGGCGTCCTGGTCAGCACGGACCACGCAACGCCGCAGCTCGTCTCGCCGTGCGCCACCACCACCTTTGGCGTTAGCGACACCTCGCACACCGGGTAGCTGCCCCGCGCCCGCAGCACAACGCCAGCCCACTCGCCGAAGGTGTCGTCGTGCTCGCCCTCGGGCCCGTGCTTCTCCTGCTTGTAGTATGCACGCAATACACCCCAGTGCGGTTCGCCGATGACCGCGAGCGTCGCGTGCACTGCCTTGGCGTCGATGACGGCTCGCATCGCGCGGCCTGATTCTTGGTACGCCTCGGGTAGTTGCCCCTGGCTTCCTGTGACGCCCGAACACGCGTTGACGAAGGACTCGTGCGAGCTGCGCAGGCCCGACACGTCGCCGTCGGCCTCGTTGAAGTACCAGCGCAGCTCGGTCGGCACCTTGTCGCGGTCGCCGCCTTGCGGGGTGTGGCTGGTGTGGCTCAGTGAAGAGCGCGCGGCGGTGATGTGCTTGCGTGCGGGGGTCATGGGAACCACCTCCTGAATTCCTTCGTTGCTTTTTCGAGTCGCTCGGATGCCGCTGCCGCACTTGATATCATCGCTTCGAGTGCGTCGTGCGCAGCTCTCGACTCTGCTCTCGCATCGTTGAACTCTGCCCATGCCTTGTTGGCTGGCCCGCACTCTTCACAATCGCAGTGCAGTCGAGGGAACAGGCGCGCATCGCTGCACTTGGGCTCACCGGCAGCCGCGCGCTGCGCCGGGGTGCGGTAGATGGTGGGGGTCATTGGTCACCTTGCCCGGTCGACTTTGGCCACGCACCTGCGAGCAAGCGCGCGCATTCATCCACCAGCACGACGTTGGCTTGGAACTGTCGGTCTGCCTCTGCTTGTGCCATCTCCTCCAGCTCCCGCGCCATCTTCATCAGCGCGAGCCGGCCACCAGCATCAGGCCACGTGCGCGCGCGCTCGCGGATGTAGCGGATGTATTCGTCGTGCGCGCTCACTTCGCACCGCCTGACTTGCGTGCCTCGCACTCCGCCCACATCGCCTGTCCGCGACCCTCGCCGAACGCCTCCACCATCTCGGCCCCCAAAGAGTTGCCCCCCGCGGCTAGCGCTGCTGCATCTGCGGCGTTGTCCAATGCGCTGGTGGACTGCGTGTCGGTGGTGGCGTCGTTCATTTTCTCTGCGTTCACGTGCTCGAGGTAGGTCACTTTGCGAAGTGCCTCGTTGAAGTCGGTGATGGCCTGCGTGTCGTTGTCCTTCGGCGTGCTCATGGTCGGTGCTCCTTCGTTCTGCGTGGTCGCGTGGTGTGCTGGCGATGCGGTGCGGTGTTGGTGTGCGAGGTCCCTTGCGTGGGGTTGGCTTGACAGTGGGGGTGGAAATGGAAGGCCGGCAACATGGCGGTGCGGTCGCCGGCCTCCCACATGGTCAGGTCGCTTTCGGCTCGTACGGCTCCTCGGTATAGCCGATCATCTCGTTCGCCATCGCGTCGCTCAGCGGTCGGCCCGGCGGCACGCATCCGACGAAGTTGCTGGTCGAGTCCGCGACTTCGAAACCGCAATCGCCGATGACGATGGCGCAAATCTCCCGCTTGGGTTCCTCACGCTTCGTGCCGTCGGAGTACTCGGTGTCCCCCTTGTGCTGTGGAATCGCACGCACGGTGCAGAGCGCCCAGAAGTAGATAGGCATGCCGAGACGCGTCTTGCCGTCATCAGCCCAGTAGACGGCCCGCCAGCCGGGCTCTGCCTGGATGAAGCTCTGCGGGTTGTAGGAATAGGACTTGTTGAGGGCGGGGGCCTTCGGTCTCTTCGGGTCGGTCATTGGTTGCTCCAGGTGTTGTGTGTTCGTGTCGTATGTGTCGAATTGGGTGTGTTGGTGGTCAGCCACTACCCAAGCGTAGGGCGGTGCGACTGCGCAGTTCGGCGAGTCATGTTTTGGGGTCGCCTTCCCCCAACTGGTCATCAACCCAGTCGGCAAAGGGCGTTTCAGCGGTTTGGGTGGACCAGCGTCCTTCTCGCTGGTCCACCGCCGGACCCACCGCTGGGCCGGCATTACCACTGTGATTTTCACCGGTTAGCGATGCCTGGCCCATTGGACCAGCAAGACCAGCGTCCTCAAGACTCTTCCCAGAGCCGGAGGCGCTGCGTGCACGCGTGTTCTCCGCGCGCTCTGCACTCTCCCCTTCTGTAGACTTTCTAACTTCAATGGATCCAGTGGATCCAGTAGATAGGTCTTCGGAATCGCTAGCAAAAGAGCCGGCCCAGCGCCGGTCCGGCGACGATGTTGCTGGGCCACCCATTTCGACGTCCGTTTTCGGCTGCTTCTTCTGCCACCCACGTGGGCGCTTCCCGCCACCGCGAGCTCGCATCGGCTCCCATTCGAGCTTCGCCATGATGTCGGCGATGAGGTGCTGCTCTCGCGGAGAGACCTTGCCCTTCTCAAGGCAGAGCGCGCCGGTGATGATGTCGACCATCGTGGGGTTCGGCTTCGCTCTGTCGCTCTCGAGGTATTCGGCGATGAGGTCTTCCCATGCGCTGGGAGACGACGCAGCGGTTTGTGCATCCTTCGCCAGCTTCGCTTCCACATCGGTCAGGTGCCACTTCTCGCCAGCGCGGTAGGCCGCAACCGCCTCTGCCCAGATCTGCGGCATCACCTCGCGCAGTCCCTCGATGTCGATGGCACCCACGTGCAGCGGCCAGAAGCGACGCTCGCCGGTGGTGTCGGTGAGCGGTTGGGCGTGGTTCGTGGTCGCGATGAACACGCAACGCCGGAGCACCGTGACCGCGTTGCGCACGTACTTCGGCGTGTAGTGGTCGGCGCCAAGCGTGAGCCACTGCTTGATGCGCTGCGGGGAGATCCCCTTAAAGCACGCCATCTCGGCGAGCTCCACCACGTGCTTGCCGTGCAAGCTGTTGGCGCTCTTCTGCTCGTCGTTGATGTTGGCCACCTGGTCCGTGAAGAACGGCCCGCCGAGCACCTTGGCGAACGTGCTCTTGCGGCAGCCCTGCGCGCCGATGAGCATCAGCGTTGCGTCGGCCTGGCACCCGGGCTCATAACCGCGCGCGACCGCTTGGATGAGGAACTTGCGCACGACGATGCGCGCGTACGTGCGCTCGTCTTCGCTCTCGATCGGAGTGCGGAGGAATTGCACCGCCATCGTGTCGAGCCTCGGTGTGGAGTCCCACGTGGGCAGCGCGTCGAACGCCATCTTGAGCGTATCGATGCTGTTCTCGTGGGTGATGACCTTGAGCGCGGCGTTGACGTGGGACGCGCAAAAGTCCACCGAGTAGTGCTCCTGCATGGCGATGAGGATCTGCACCTCGTCGGCATCGGTGAATGGAAGACCGCGGTAGAGCGCACGCATCGAGAACTCGTCGAACGCGATGTGAC